AACCGTGTTTTCGGGTCGGTTCGTGCTCACTTTCTTGGCGTGGTTCTTATGAACGATGGCATCAACTGATACCACGAACGCCCCATTGGTGAGACACCAAGAGCGAGCGTCAGTCTCATTCTTGGGAAGTGCTTTCTTCGTGAAGAGTGCTTCACTCATTCCATTCAGAAGAACGGGCGAGACATAGACACGCTTAGAGCGCATCTCTGCCCGAACTTCATTCGTCTTGGTGATTACTGCGTTCATCAGTTTCACCCATTCTTTCTTACCGTTGCTCTTGCTCATTGCTGATTACCTTCCGTGAAGGTTCGCCCATTGCGAACCGTTGAGAGCATTCTAACCGAACCAGGGCGAAACACAACACGAACGAACGTTCGTATGATTACGCATAAACATACGGGCCGACGCATAATAATACACTACGCATAAACATACACCGTAATGTATGATTACGCGATCTACCATAAACGGTACATCGGTGTAAGATTACGAATGCGTATTCCATTTCTGGTATGTACCATTTATGTCCCAACGGGCGTGTTCCTCAGCGTAGCGACCCCACACGCCCGCTGTATTATTACAGCATAAAGTCAAAGATTTTGTAATCTTACACATAAAGTATTATCTTATATAAAATTACACCTGGGTAAGATTTGGCCGGCTTAGTAGATCGTTGTTAGATCGTTGCCCTAGATCGTTGCCCTATTGCCGACAATGCGAACACCTGTTCGGGTTGTGATTTGTCGGATCGTTTGCTAGTCTGTTGTCGGTGGCAATTCCGCCACCCTTGACGAAAGGCAATTTATGACCCGCGAGCAGTTTGACGAATTCCGAAATGCCATTTTGGAATTGACGAACCCCGACCACCACCTAGAACTAGTCACAGTCATTCAGTTGCTAGGTCACTCCCTGACGGGCGGGTGGGGTGCTGAAAGTGACGTCCCCGAACTAATCAACGGATACAACCCGACACCCGAAGAAGTGTTTTCGGCAGTCGGTTGGGTTCTGGAAAGGGTAGCGCCACACAGTCGCTAGTCGAGTAAGAAGGGACGGGGGCAGAAATGCCCCCGTCTTTTTTTTTGTATTAGATGATGTACCATAAACGGTACACCTAAGTAATGTTACAAATGCGTATTCCATTTATGGTACGTAACATTACTATCCTGCTGGGTGCGTCAGAAACGCAGGGCTGTCTGCTCCACCCACCGGTATTATTACATAAAGGTGGATCGGTTGTAAAATTACATGTTAAAAATGAGACACTCAAGGGCAATACAAGGTTTGGTGTCGTAATGTTACACATACTAAAAAAATGAGACCCCCTCGTAATGTTACGCTGGGCGTATTGGTAATCTTACGGCTATGCCAAAAACTCGCCCGCCAAAAAAAACTCGCCCGCTCGACTGACCCCATAACGCAAGCAACCCCCTCACCCTTGCGAGTGAGGGGGGTACTTGACCCCGCTAGGTTGCCCTATCGGGTCGCCACCGCACCTACTTGGTGCGGAACAAGATTACCTTGTAAGCGTCGTCGTGACCCGCAACGGCGTTGGGGTGATTGTTCGCAAGGTAGCGCAAGTAGGACACCTTGCTAACCCGCTTGTCAAGCGTGGCGAGCGTGATGAGCCTTGCCCTAACGGTGTTGTCGGGTCGCATCCACAGGGTCGGCTTGACCGTGCGGACTACTAGCCGAGCGTCAATGACAACGACAGGAGCGCCGTGGTCACGGGCTTGCGCCTTGTCAATGGCGGGCAAGGTGAGAACCTTGTCAATCGCCTTGTTGAGATAAGGCGTGAGATAGGGGGGCTTGACCCGCCTCGCCTTGTTGGTCTTGCGGGCGGTCTCAACCTTGCCGTTGAGCGCCTTGGCGACCACACCTAGTGTGGTCTTGCCACCCTTGCGGGCGGTCTTGGTCTTGCGGGGCATTGCGTTGTCTCCTTGGTGAGTGTCGGCGGGATTGCCGACACCTAAACAGTAGTGGAAGATTACGCACAACGCAAATCTGACGAAATAGCCCTAGAACCCTTGCCCCATAAGGCTTGCGCGATTGTGAGCTTGACGAAATAGGCGAACAGGTGTTCGCTAGACCCCCATTGACCCCCCCGAACATACGTTCGCCCCCACCCCTAAATTGATGCATAACCTTGTAAAAATATATACTCAAATTTTTGGTATAAACGGTTCCGGGTAAAAGCCTGCCCTATCAGTGGGAATGCGGGGACAGGGCAGGCCGGGTCATATAATCGACCCGCTTAGGGATAAACTACAACGGTCCTAAGCAGCGTGACAATCATTGTCAGCCAACATAGAGTATATCATATATACAATAAAAATTCGGGGATTAAATTTTCTATTCTTTCCAGTACCAAGAGTTGGTAACTTCCGAGTCATAAAACTTTGTTGATTCGACCACATGATTGTCAAACAAAGTGGGGTGTTGGGGTGGGGTAGTAATTTTTTTGGCCACCACATCATAATCATAATTATTGTCATCTGATGTTATCCATTTATCCCCATCTTCAACATCCCATAAAGTTTCATTAATTAATCGATTAACCAAGTTCTCACCCTTTTTAGTGGTATAGGATGGATCCCATAGCCTAATGCGGTTATTGGGCTGGATGGCATAGTTACCATCTTCTCTTTCAATAACATGCCCGCACTTATGCTGCCCCGGATTTACCGAATAGCCAGCATCAAGGATATTAATGTCTGGGGTATGCCAGTCCAATGTAAACATATATTTACCATTTACTTTATTCTTATGCCGGTCAATGTATGTCATAGACATACCCCTCATGTGCTGGAAGATATTAACCGTAATATGAGATGAGAAGCTGTTCCACATGACAAGATCGTATAAACTGACCTCAGGAGCGTCTGGGTGAGCGCAGAACGCATTTATAGGCGCTCTCCACCAAACTCCGCCATCTTCCATTAGAAAATGAAATAGAGGCACTCTGTCGGGGATTGAAGCCACCCCGAATACTACGCACGGAAACCTCAATTCGTGACTATCAACCTGATTGCGAAGAAAGTTGCCACGAACATAACATTCAATTGGTGGAATTGAAGCATTTAGCTCAGGCATTTTGCTTTCTGCGCTTTGCTAATAACTCAAAGTCTTTGACTTTAGTTTCTCCCATATAATTCCACGCATAACCCTGTTTAATCAATAATTCATTAATTGATGTTTTTGAATCATCAACAAAGATCCAACCCAGAATTCTACCGTATTTTTCGGTTGAGTCTGGCTTTTCTGTTTTAATAACAATATTGGTAGCATTTTTTAAAAGCTCTGTTAATTTCTCTTTTACCTCAAGACCCAATTTCTTTTCAAGAAGATCTTTGGTTCTTGACTCTGGGGTATCAATACCCGCAAGGCGAACTCTCTGGAAGAACGAGATATTAAATCCCAAATCAATATCGACATCAATAGTATCGTCATCTACAACCTTGTAAAGCTTTTTTACCCGATATTCGTACATAACAAAATTATATCACATTATTGATATTTTGTGCTCTCACTGGGACTTGAACCCAGAAACCCGAAGGTGAAGGATTTTAAGTCCTCTGCGTTTGCCAATTTCGCCATGAGAGCCTATTTCTTTTTCTTTACCTTTTTATTTTTGGGATTTGGTATTTTTGGCAACGGCATAGATGGAGAAATAATTTCTGCAAGCCTATCAATTACTCTCTCAATCTGATATTCCATTGCATTAGTTGTAGCTTGAATAATCTTTCTACCGTGAATATCTTCTTCAAATGGCTCCATAACCTGAGTTGTTGCTTCTGTTACTGGAGCAAGATAGCAATGAAGTAGTTCGTGAACAATCGTATTTCTCAATATCTCCGGTTTATCTTTTTTATAATTTTTATTTAAAGATATTGTAGCAATATGTTGACCATAGACAATATCGCATTCGCCAAGCGAATCACTTGGACATGGTTTTTTTGCTAGATCAATTTTCCACTCAACAAGATTCATTTTTCTTTTTACAATCTGAACATAGGAATTAATCCAGGGCTCGATGTGTATATTACTTTTCTGCATGAATTAAAAATGTCCCATCAATAAGTGTAAAGCCCTCAGCTCTGTCAAAGACAAGGAACTCATAATCTTTCATTTCAAAAAACGACTCTAATTCTTTAAGAACAACTGGGACGTCAAGAGAAGAGCAGGTGTATAAATCAAACTGTACCATTGCTGGGTTGCTTTCATCCCAAACATGAAATGCAATATGTGATGTTTCAATCATCACAAATGCCGTTGTGCCTCGGTTTCCTGGTTCTTCAACATAAGAAACAAATGGTCCACGAATAATTTTCATATCAATCTTATGAACAAGATGTTTTAGCCAGTTGTATGTTATCTCGGCATCTGTTGGTGGTTTATTGGCAAAGCCACGAACCATAAGGTGTTTATGCAAAATAACTTTCATTTTGTATTGCTCAAATTGTATAAGAAAGTATTGTTTAACCACATAGTTGCAATAATAGAGTATCCAATCATATCTAAGAATGTATCATGCAGTGACTCACCAGCAACAGCATTTGCCATGTCTGGTTTTTTCATAATATTTTCTGCTCTTGCAATTTTGTCGTGCAATCTAATTACAAGACCTGTGATTCCAAACATCGCAACATTATGGTGTCCATAGTCTTTTTGTTTATTTATAACCACCAATAAAATATCTAATAGTCGTACTTTATTATCTGGATAGAAACGATTAATTGCTTTAATTGCATTGCTTGCAACTATTGACCACAAATATTTATGCTCATCACGATCTGAGTTGTCGCATGGTCTTTGGGTTTGATCATTAATACATTTAATTTTTTCTAAATATAAATCAGATTGAATGTAATAATTAATTGCATTTCTTAAATTAGAAATTTCTGTTTCAAACGCATCCAAAAAAGGCGGAATGCTAAAATTCTTGTATGTCTCATATCTTTTCCAAAGCTCCTCTGCTGATTTAAACGCAGCCTGCTCCCAAGTTATGTTTTTATCAAAGTATGAAGTCTTGAGTATAGTCATAATTAGCAACAGGCTGCGCCCAAATTATCCTTCTTGATTTGCTCTCTCAACTTCTGGGTTGAGAATTTCAAATGTACCTCTTTTAACTTTCTTAAAGAAATGCCTATTGGCATTGTAGAAATTGTAAAAGGTCGGAAGTGAAATGTTTAGATTCTTAGATACTTCTGCTGGCGTAACAATTTTGCCAACATTAGTCTTCAAAAATCCAACAATCGTTTCCTGTTTTGATCGCGTTCTTGTCACTTTAACTTCACCCCCTTGTTCACCAAATCCTAATTTATTCCAAACTTCTTTTGCAAGGTCAGTAGGCACAGAATAATATTTTACAATCTTTGCCAAATTCCAACCTTTATAGTAACCATAAAAAACACTAGAAACTTCTCTTTCTGCTCTGTTATAAAAATCACCTAGCCGAAGAACTGCTTCTTCGTAGCGCTTTTCAACTTCCACAAAGGGAATTTTCCAAGTATTTTCTGATTCGGTAAGTGGGGTATTTTCGTTTGTGCTCATGGAGACATCCTAGCACAAAAAATAAAATTAAATTAAAGTTTGTAAAGTTATTTTTAAAAATAGTAAAGGCGATCAATTCTATACACCCAGAGTAACATTTTCAGAATACTTCGGGCCTAGAAAGATCGCCAAATACTATTTCTTTTTTGTTTTGATTTTTGTATGATCTAATAAATGAGAATCAAGCTTATCTTCAACATGATCAATTTTAACGTCAACATGATGAACATCTTTATGAAGATCAATAAGTTTTTCCATAACTTTGTTATGGTCGTCTTTATTTTCTCCTCTACCTTTTTGTACAAGAACAGCCAATAGACCACCTACAGCAGTAATTGCTGCAACAAGTACGGCTTCCATTGTATTACTTTGTTAGAAGAAAACCAGCAATGACCTCTGCATCAAGATCAAGAGCGCCGTGTTTTTCTTCATACTGCTTAATAAGATTAATTAAATCATTCTTTTTTACTTGCTCAACAGCACCATCATTGACAAAACCCGTTGGGGCTGGAGCAGAAGATGCTGGCTCGCCAGTGCTTCCTGCTCCAATATCAGAGCCACCAAGTGATTGAGTTGTTTCTGTAAGCATGTAAGTAACATCCTTAACCGCCTTGGATAAAAGATCGACCTGCTCTTCGTGATAGGCAGCCGCAGCCAAAGCTTCTTTTAATAAGAATTTATGTTTAGTAATCATCTTCTCGGCATTATCAACCGGAATAGAAATTGTCTTAGCCATATAACCTCCTAAGGTATTTATACATTGTAGCAGAAGAAGTTTTAATCATCCTCTGAAATATCATCTTCATCCACAACCCCATCTGGGATAATGGCAAACCTGCACTTTCCTTCTGGCTCTACGGCTTGAGAAATAATCTTGCAAAGCCCTTCGCCCTGATAAAGTACGCAATTAGAGCATTTTACACCGATATCGGCAACATCATTTTCTTCTGGCGAGTCGTAGCCAGCCCATACGCCAATCTCATCTTCATTAAACTTACCGTATTTTTCCGTAAGGGCAATTAACATATCAGCCAACAATGCCTCTTGCTCATCAAGATCATCGGCTACTTTGTTTACAACTCGGTATCCACCTCCGCGTTTTTTATATTCCCTAACCAACCAAGCATTTGCATAAGCTGACGGATAGACATCAAATTTAGCTTTTGCTGCTGCTTTAACTCGAGCATATAGAGATGGATTAGTTGGAACATTTCTTTTTTCCATTTTTTCAGTTGGAACATTAATTGGTTTTTTATCTTTTCTTTGCTGCGTTGATTCAGCCCTGCGCTTTCTTTGAACTGCAGATCTCCTCTGAGACTCTGACATACGTGCTGCTCTTGATGCTGGAACACATTTGGGATATTTACCAGTGCTTGCATCTCTTCTACCACACTGCTCATATCCGCCACCTTTCTTTGGTCTTGAAATATCAACCCATCTTTCCCTAAACCATGTATCAAGATTTTTCTTAATATCCTCAATGACTTTGTTTTTCTTTTTCTTTTTCTTTCCGTAGCCCTGCTGTGGATTTTTAATTCCAGAACCCATTGTGCCAGAGGAAACAACATTTTGTTTTTCAACATAGCCAGCTGCCCTCATAGCAATACCCTGGGCATTGGCTTTCTTTCTAGCTTCTTGTTTGGAAGATTCATCTCCAGATGTGTATGTATAGCACTTACCTTCTTTGCCATAACGGAATCCAGATTTACCGTCTAGAGAGCATGATTCAATTGGCATAGATAAATACATTGTACCACTATTTATAGTAACTAACCAAATCTTGTTTATCCCATCTATACACGGGCATGCTTACATCATAAAATGCCGCATATGCATCATCTGATGAATAATAAATACGAGCATATGCCTTTCTTACATTCTCATCGTACTGAGGGCAGTCAGGATTGGGATCTAAATACAAGGCTTTATATTGATATTTATCTGTTGTTAAATGAATTGCCTGAACAACAACGAGAGGGGTTAGACAGAATGGACATACTTTTACAGGGTATGGAAAATCTTTAATTTTTCCGCCAAGTATATGACCTAAATTAATTAACTCCTGATATTTATCATTCATTGTCATCATCCTCATCAACTTCTCCAAGGTCTTCAAAATCTTCTGGATTAAATTGATACATGTCTTTACCGTTTGCGTCAAAAATTTTTGTTTTTAATATATAAGTAATTATCTCATCAATTTTATTCTTGGCAATTTCTATTCCATCCATTAAAGCATTTAATTCATCAATTGACATTGGATATTCTTGATCTGGGGACATAATAACTAAAGATGGAACATAATTTTTTTCAAACGGAACTGCTTTAATTACAATCTGAAGAGAAGGTATATCTTCATACTCTACATCTTCATCATAGCTAACTATACGCATTACTTTGCTCTATTTGTTGGGTTTTTAAAAAAAGCGTATAGCCAAAGAATAGTCATAGAAATTACTAAGGGCCCCCAGTTTCCTGGGTCATGATTAAATCCTAAAACCAGTGAGTATTTAACTAATGCTGATGTTATTAATAACCAAATTATTGCAACAAGTACTTTCATGTCCAGCCTCCGAAAAAGATCATATCAGAAAAAATTGAAATCTGTCACGTGAAGTGAAAAAATCTGATATGCTTACGCATGCGTAGCATGCAAAGCATACTAAGCATATATATATATAATTAGTATACTATTCATACTAAGTATACTAGTGTACAGAGTAATAAAAAATATTTGAGGAAAAGTATGAAAATAACAAAAACAATGCTATGGTAGATAACATGCAGATTGTCGCCGTTGTTGAATCTGATGATTACGGGCCTGCTGTTGTACTTGACCCTGAACACATTAGCATTGTTCGGGTAGATGGATTTTTTCTGGCTGCTACCAGATGTGTTTTTACTAACCAACCGATTAGTTGTGAGATTTCCGCAGGCACGGCAAGTGCCTTGATGAGAAAAGGCGTTAAATGCATTAATGTTTCTTCTCTAATTGAAAACTCTCAATAAAAGGAAGGCAATGAAAAAAATTAGTTGGTTTAGTTTGAATCGTACCGATGCCTCTGGAGAGCATTGGTTTAGCCCCGGTTATATCAATGCTGCTATGGCTACAATTAAGGCTCTACAAGCAAAAAAGTGCGGAGTCTTTTATAATCGTGAAGATATTGATTACCATGTAAATTTCTGCCCAGCTCCCTATTATCAATTTAAATCAAAATATACTATTGGCTATACGCCTTGGGAGTCTACAAAAATTCCATCTCACTGGTTAGATAATATGCGTAAATGTGATGAGATTTGGACAACATCTAATTTTGTTAAATCTGTTTATGAAGCACATAATGTGAATCCAAATATTTATGTTGTTCCACACGGAATTTCTGAAGAGTTTAAAATTGTTGAACGCGAACTAACATCAACATTTAATTTTTTACACATTGGTGGAGATTCAAAAAGAAAAAATGCTCAGATGGCAGTTGATGCATTTCTTGAATTATATGAAGGCAATAATGATTTTAGACTAATCTTGAAATATGAAAAGTTCTGTATGGCAGAGGTGTATATCAATGGTCGTCTATTACCCGCCTCAATGCACCCACAAATTGTTGCCATTCCAGAAAATCTTGGTCTTGATGACTTAATAGAAATATATCATAAGGCTCATTGTTTGATATATCCCACAATGGGTGAAGGTTTTGGCATGATTCCTTTTGAAGCAATCGCAACTGGACTTCCCACAATTGTTACGAATGCAACAGGGTGTGCGGATTTTGCTGAGTATGGGATTCCATTAAGTGCGGAAATGACAAAAGCAACATGGAATGACAAATGTTTTTCTACAGATACTGGAGATTGGGCAAGTCCTGATTATGATGAACTTTTAGATCTAATGGAAAATGTTGTTTCCGAATATGACGAAATCAAGAAATTCTTTGTCAAGTCTGCAAAAATTCTTCATTTGGACTGGTCGTGGGCTGCGGTGGCTGATAAGATTCTGGAACGATTAGATTTTTACGAAAAATCTTTTTCGTAGTCCTTAGTATTATTTTTTGACTCTTGGTTTTTTAGAGATTATAATTGTATTTTCCTGCGGAGGCATCATGTCATTACTCACTAATGAGTTTATTAATTCTTATCATACCCAAACACCACCTTGGGGTTTTGGCGGTCTTGGAGAAATTGTCTATCTAAGAACATATAGCCGCAGAATAGAAAGCGAAGGCAGGGGTGAAACCTGGATTGAAACAGTTAAAAGAATTATTGATGGTGCAGTAGAAATTGGCGTACCATTTACGCAACAAGAAGCCGAGCAACTTTTTGATCATATGTTTAACTTAAGATGCACTGTTGCCGGTAGAGCACTATGGCAACTTGGGACACCGCTTGTTTCTAAATTTTCTGGCACATCTTTAAATAATTGTTTTTTTACAAACATAGAAAAAATTGAAGATTTTAAATTAATATTTGATTACCTAATGTTGGGCGGTGGAGTTGGTTTTTCCGTAGAAAGATCAAAAATTCACGACTTGCCCAAGGTAAAAGAAGTTGGTTCAATTAAGGCAGAGCGCAGCAGTGATGCTGATTTTATTGTCCCAGATTCTCGTCAGGGCTGGAGAGAATTATTGCATAAGGTACTTGAATCATATTTTGTAACAGGTAAAGGGTTTACATATTCAACAATTCTTATTCGTGAGTTTGGGGCTCCATTAAAAACATTTGGTGGAACCGCATCAGGACCGGGAGCCTTAGTTGACGGAGTGCATGATATTTGTAAGGTGCTAAATGAAAGAGTAGGAAAAAAACTACGCTCCGTAGATGTTCTTGATATTTGCAACATTATTGGTAGGATTGTTGTATCTGGCTCATCTCGTCGGTCTGCACAAATTGCAATTGGAGACCCAGATGATGTTTTATTCCTGAGAGCAAAGAATTGGTCATCTGGTTCAATTCCGGCATGGAGGGCAAATAGTAACAACTCTATATATGCCGATTCTTTTGATGAGATCATGTCAGAACTATGGAAAGGGTATGATGGCTCAGGCGAACCATATGGTTTGGTCAATAGAAAACTTTCAAGAAGCGTTGGTAGGCTTGGAGAAAGTTCTCAAGACAATTCAATTGATGGTTTTAATCCGTGTGCAGAAATTGCGCTTGCAGATGGAGAATCATGTAATTTATCAACTATCTTTTTACCAAACATCAATTCGCTTGAGCAGTTTAAAGAGATATCGATTCTTTTGTATAAGATACAAAAACAAATTACTCGTCTAACATATCCGTATGAAAAAACAAATAAAATTGTCCATAAAAATTCGCGCTTAGGGCAATCAATAACTGGAATACTGCAATGCGCTCCGGAAAAAATTGAATGGCTATCTGATGTATATGAAAATCTTAAATCTTTTGATAAGCAGTACAGCAAAGAAAAAGGTTGGCCCTCATCGGTTCGACTAACTACCGTACAGCCATCTGGAACACTATCTTTGCTTCCCGGTGTAACCCCAGGGATACATCCTGCTTTTGCCAAATATTATATTCGAAGAGTTAGATTTGGTTCTGCTGATCCACTA